GTTCAATTGGAATCTCAGTAAAGGTCACGTTGGGGCGTTTGAAGTCAATCACCTGTTTGGTGAGTTCTGTTCGAGGTGTGCTTACACCAAAGTTTTCAAATATCACTCGAAAGCGATATCCCAGTTTGGGCATGAGCAAGCCTTGGTTGCTCGCGCTTTGATTGCTTGCCAAGGGCACTGTCATTCTTGTTAATGATGAAACGGCCATATTTGTAATCTCCTATACATTTATTTACCTCGATTGAGGTGAAAAAAAATGGGGCGTTTCCACCCCATTTTTGTTGCTAACCTCTTGTTATTGAATAGAAGTTTGTGCTGCACTTTGGCTGTTAGCGATAGCACCTGTGGCCTTGATACGCAGAGGAATGTAAATGAATTCCACGGCTTTGACCGGTTCAATAGCGATATCAACCCATAGTTCGTTGGCATCAATTCTTGCAGGTGTATTGTTGGAATCATCACACACTACCAAGAAGTCATAGATACCACGCTTGGCCACAAGGTTGATACACAATGAGTTCACAGCATTGGTCATTTCGTTGCGTGTGATCTGATCGTTTGGTTCAAACAAGAAGCTTTTGCCAATTTCTTCTAATCTACCGCGCATGAACGCAATCAGTCTTGCAACATTGATACGGTTCAGTGCAGTGGCCTGATCATAAAGTGTTTTGTTACCAAAATTAGTGATACCCACACCTGGAATGAACGTGATTGGGTTGATAGCATTGAGATATTCAATGTCACGCAAGCCTTGGTTGTTACCAATGGTCACAAACTCGCCTGTTGCTGCGTTGATATAACCAATCCGTGTGGCATTATCAATCACACCTCGACGTGTGCCAGCTGGCGCCAACCACGGATAAGCCACCGAATCACTGCGGATTATTGTGCGTACCATCATGTGGCTAGGTGCTGTGACCACTGCGCTTCCGCCTAGGTCTGTGGTCTGGCAGCTGGGGTAGAACACGCCAGCATACGGTGAGTTGGATGTTAGTCCGTCACCGGCAAATACTCCAGCAGCATTGTTGTTGGTAGCCCAGGCTGTGATATCGCCAGCTTGTGGGCCCAATCTCATTGGTGTGTCGCCTACCACAAACAAGGTATTATTGCGCTCATCGCTGAGTGCTACCATGTTAGGAATCAGTTCAGGATATGCTGTGCAAGCAGCAAGGTTGAACTGTGCTTGTTCTTCACGCAGGGTCACGCTGGTGTCAATGCCAGATTGCAATGCAGCAACGATCAAAGCACGTTGAGAAAAGCGTCCCATATAGGGTGAGCCATCGGCGCGATTTCCTGATGCTGTGACCCAGCTATTGGTTTGCAATAGATCCCAGTAGGAAGTTTGAGTAGCAGGATTTTGATCTGTGCCGGCTTGGATAGCCACATATAACACAGTGTTATACAATACCTGATCTCCTACTGCATAGGTAGTGCTACTTGACCATGTAGGATAGCTAAAACTCTGAGCGTTAAAGTAATTGACTTGGAAGCTCTTGACGTTGAATCCAGATCGACGTGTGTTCCACAACAACATGCCTGCGGGGTATAAGGTGTAGTCAGGTGCATCAATGTCTAGATAATCGCTTGTGAGCAATGTTGTGATACTAGGCAAGTTATCGGTGATAGGATTTGCTGTTCCTGTGCTGCTCCAACGTGCATCTTGGAACAAAATACCATTTGATGTTTGTTGATCGGTGTTGTCAATCAATACCCATTGATTCACTCCATCAACTGCTTGCCAGCGATATAGCAATGGATACAGTTCAAGATCTGCTGTGTCTACCCACAAATCACCGTATACCAATGGTGTTCCATCAGTCTGTGTGGTAGGTGCTGTGGCAGCGATGATTGGACCAGTAGGATTGGTTTGATTGAGATTGTAACCACGTGTGTCGTTGTAATCATTCTGATAGCCCACCCAGCCTGTGCCAGTGTTGATCATGATATCAACTTGATTCACTGTTGAGTAATACCAATATGTGCCATCAGCAGGATCCTGGAAAGGTGCCACATTATCGGGTGTGTAGACCAATGGGATCCATCCGCTGAGTTGCAAATATGCGTCAGCATTGCCATCTACTATATTACGGCAACCTGTGGTGCTAGAAGTGAATCCGGCATCGGCTACTGGAGTTCCTGTGACTTCTTGCAATAGAATCACACCACCCTGGCTTTGGGTAAGCACGATCGCGCCAGAACTGTTTACTGTGGCGCTGACATATGGAAAACCTGCAGAACTCACTGCGGTCACAAAGTCAGCAGTGGTATTGCCATTCACTGTCACGGTAACTGTGCTGGTGAGAGAAGTGGAATTTGCAATGCTCGTGGTGATAGTGAACTGGTCACCACTGGTCACTACCGGAGTTGAGGTGCTACCAGTGATCACTGTGGCCCCAGCTGGACTGCGTTGGAATACCTGCAGAGTGTAGGTGCTGTTGTAAGGATATGCATTCACGGCACTGGCCACCGGATCCACATTGTATTGTGTGTAAGTCGTGCCTGCAGGAATGTTCTTACCGCCGCCTGTTGGATCAAGACTGGCATTGGCATTCCAGTCATTTTCATAAACCGGAGCAGCCTGCTGCACCCATTGTCCTAATGCTGTGTTGTATTTTTCTACAACCACCAAGGTTCCAAGATTTTGTGCAGTGATCTTGTTCCACACACTTCCTGTCGGACGTGGTGTAGCGTCGGTAGCTCTCCAACGTGGATTTTGATAGTTAGGGCTTTGTTGCAAGCCCGGAGCATAATATGTGGTGTCGGCTGTGAGACCCAATGTGGTAAGCAACCCCGAGGTTGATCCTACTGAACTGATCAAGATGATACCATCATCTGCTGTGGAACCGTCAGCTGTGGCTGTGCTGTCAGCAAACAAACACAGTTTGTTATCAATCACAGCAGAATACACCCCAGTGATTGTGGCGGCGTTGATAGCACTGCTGAGTCCTTGGATGGTGTTGTTGCTTGCCACAGGCACTGCTACTGATGTGCCGTTGATCACAATGGTGTTGCCGGCCGTGAGAGTGTCGGTCACAGCATTGGCGCCTTGGATGGCAGGATAGCTCAATTTCCAATCGTCAGTTCCTACCAGGACCCAGGTATTGTAAAGATCGCTGAGTGTGGTAGAATTACCACTATCAGCGATCACAGCACCATTTTTGTAATACATAGGATTAGCGGTGTTTGTTGCTACCACTGCATAGTCACCAATACTTCCGTAGTTTTGCAGAGGAACACCATCGAGTGTGTCTGACGTAGTGATGATCACACTAGGTGCGATAGCAGTGAATGCCCCGGTGGTCTGGTTCCACTCAAACAATCCCCATTGGGTAGATGCGGTGTTTAACCAGAATGCACCATTGGTAGGTTCGCCAGTTGGTCGAACCAGTGTGGCAGTGAGTTGTGTGAGATCAATATCTGCACGTTGAACATATGCACGATTGGTAACACCCAATGCTGAATAAGCAGCCAACAAGCCGTATTCATTGAGTTCGTAGCCATTGATTGGAGTGCCAATAGTGGTCTTGTAGAAGAATGGATTGCCAAATGTGGCGGAAAGATCTCGTTGACTGGTTATCAGATACAAACGATTTGCGTTGACTTGTAATGTGCCTGCTGCTACGCCTACTCCCGATCCTGATACTTTGTTTTGTGCTGTGGCGATCAAAAAGTAAGGGACGGAATTGGTGGCTGCTGGCAGGTATTGACTCTCGTCGATTACTGATACCTGCACACCTGGTGAAACTAATGTTGTTGCCATGTTGGCTCCTTTAAAAACTGTTGTAGATATTTATCGGATGACCACAAAACTCATGGTGTTGAGGAGCCCTTTGCCAAAGGTTTGCAACTAAATACCTCATGAGACCCATATGCACAGCCTGTAATCAACGTCCTGTAGCTATAAACTATCACCGAGATGATGTCACACACTATAGAGCCAGATGCGATCACTGCATCCGCCGAAACAAGAAGATCCGGCCGCCCGAAGCACTATGGAAACGTGGAGGCTACAAGAAAAAACCCACATGCGATCGCTGTGGGTTTAAACCAAGATATGCTAGTCAAACGCTAGTATATCACACGGATGGCAACATGCGGAATGTTGCTCTGACCAATCTTAGAACTGTGTGTTTGAACTGCGTGGAAGAAGTCAAGCGGCTAGACGTGCCTTGGGTGCCAAACCCACTGCAAGCAGACCGCTGATCTGATCATACAAGTCCGCTACCTTGCTGTTATTTTCTAACACATGATCAAAGGTAGTGCCTGCCCATGAATATTCGCTGGAATGGATGTTTTCTGAATCCAACCAACGACGTGCTGCCTCATCTCCGTGATTGGCCTTGGCTGCGATGTCGTACCAATGCGGAACAATACCACGCTGTATCCAGATAACTTTGCCACCTTGCTTCTTGATCGCAGCTACTTCATTGTAGAATCTACAGTCCGAAATCACGATGTTGTCTGAACTTTTTCGCAGTTTGTTTTCTAAACTAGCAATCCAGATATCTGTGTGAAAAGCATTCCTGCCCACTTCTGTACCCCAGTATTGCAGAGCCCAGCGCGGTGTCAAGTGTGGCATACCTAGCCGTTCAGCCCACCAAGGATCCACTTGCTCACGCCACTCTCTGGCGGATTTTGTGCGGCCCTCTAACAAGTCTCTATCCCACCCAAACACAGCGGCCACAGCGTCTTTGAGTGTGGCTGCGAAACTGTCACGACGAAAACCGTGAAAGTTCACAAGATAGTCGGCAGCAGTGTCTTTGCCTGCGCCAATGAATCCGCAGATTCCAATGATCATTTTAAAATCTCCTGTAACCATGCATGGCACTCGGGCCAATGTCTATAAACGTGAGCCCGCCCACCGGCTCTGATCCACTCTTCGCAGTTGCTAGTACGGTCATCAATTAGGATGTCGCCGGGCTCGCAATGGCGCCATTTGTCATGGCTAAATGGTCCAAACAATACTGGAATATCCGGAAAGTGTTCTTGTGCCCATAACACTTTGTCATAACTGGCAAATGGCACACTGTAATCATGTGGCAGTGCTGTGAGGAAACACAGGTCTTCTGCGTTTTCAACCGCCGCTCGACAGTATGATACCAACTCATGTGCGCCGGGTTTGATAGGCAAGTCACGATAAAATCTTTGTTTGGCTTTGACTTTGTTCCAATCACTATCTGGAATACGTTCGCCATATTCCCAGTTGCGGTTAACAATAGCCCGTGCTGCTGGCATCCAGTCAGCAACCACGTCGTCCATATCTAGATAAATTTTCATGCTAACCTTTCGACTTTTAAATGTTTCAGTGTGGCCTGCAACAGGTCGATCTGTCTACGGCAATCTTCCAGTGCGTGATGACTTGCAGGTGGTTTGCCCAGGGCTGGATACAGAGCATAAACAGTTCTAGCGTCTCTCACTCGGTAGTATTGCCAGGGTAACGGGCGGCGGAAACTCTTGTAGGCATGCTCAAGAATGTTCATGTCAAAAGTTGGACCGTTGGCCCAGATTGATTTAGATTTCCAAATCAATCGACCCAGTTCTTCCAGTGCTGTGTCTAACGGAATACGATTGTCTGGGCCAAATGCTTCTTCCTGTGCTTCGGGCGGTTGGGTAGCCCACCACTCGATTGTGCCCTGTTCGATGTTGCGGTCGGGCTGACTGTCCGGATCGATTCTGGCATAGAACTGTTGCGTGTGATAGCCCGTGCCTAGTGGATCAAATGCCTGGGCGGCGATGGTTAGGATACAGGCTTCTGGGCCAGTGCCTACCGTTTCAATATCAATCATTAAATCAGCCATGTGCTGATTATAGCACAGATTTCAGCCAATCACAAAGGTTAATGGCTGACTTCCGTCCACATAATTCACCAATTGCTTGATGCACTCGGCCATTTCTTCTTTGGCTTCGGCTTTCATGGCTGTACCATTCAGTGTGCCTCCGCCATTGGGTCCGGCGATAGTGCCAAATTTCTCACGGGCTTCACCAATGATCATCTTGCAAGCCGCTGTGGTGTAATCTCTGATCCATTGCTGAATCTGGAAATCGCTCAACAACTGGATCTCGGGTTTGAGATTATAAGTCCACAACAACACCACTTCACCGCCACCTGCTGGATTACGGATAATTTGCAGTTTCTTTGTGACCGGATTCCAGGTGTAGTTTAAGAATCCGCCAAACATCCTGGCAGCCAATTCCACATATTGACTGTAGAAATCGTATGTGGCCAAACCACCCGATTGGTTGAAGTTGATCAAGTACACATTCATCTGCGCCTGACTGAACGGATCAAAGTTTGAGCCCATGGGCCCCGACGCTATACCAAAGGTGCGTTTGAAGATCTGCCGCACACTCTGCACTTCCTGCGGCAAGGTGTAGATGTTTTGTTGATTAACCAACTGCATGAAGCTGTATGATTCTTCATACGCAGCATTGGCCCGCTGGCGGTAAGTGCCAATGGTCTTCTGATATGCTGCTTCAAAGTGGGCAGGGTCCAGTTCAATGTCAATGATCTGGCTGCCCAATTGCAGGCGCACATACTCAAAAAGATTGTTTTTGAGTGTTACTAGGTCTATTGGTTGTTGTTCTTCCATTGGGGACTCCGTCCCCAATATTTAGCACATTACCAGACCTTCAGGATGATCAAGTTGTCGTTGCCACGCCCGTTCCATTGGGTTTCTGTGGTACTCAATTCTTTGAAGATCTTACGGGTTGCTGGTTTGCCTGCTGCCAACAATGCTTTCA